CATTGGCTGGTTGACAATGACTTGCGAACCAACCGTCATCACGGCATCGTCAAAGACGTTCATCTCAGCCAGCGCGACACGCAAGCCGTTGACAGTTACTGCACTTACGTCAGTGGAAGCAAATGCTCCAATGGCGTAACGTAGGCCAGAAACAGAGACAGCAGACGTAGATGCAGCAGTTGCAGCGCCGATGGCGTAGCGTAGTCCAGCAACAGAGACAGAGCTGGTAGAAGCAATAGCAGCAGCGCCAACAGCAAGACGCTGACCAGCAACAGCAACTGAGCTGGTGGCTGTAACCGTGAATGACGCATCAGGCTTGACTACGTTGGCAGCAACGGCAACTGAGCTTGAAGCAGAAACAGCAAACGCGCCTATGCAGACGCGTTTTGCCGATACAGACGCTGTGGAAGTGTCTGCAATTGCTACGGCTCCAAGAGATACCCCAAAGGAGTAATTGCCCCCGCCGTAATAGCCAGAGCCGTAAGCTGCCATGATTAGGTCAGAGTGACTGTCAGGCTAGATGCAGGAATACGGAACACATCGCCATCGTTGATGGTGCGTGATGTGGTCAATGCAGCCCATGCCAACATATTGCCTGATGTGGAAGCATCAAAGATTGCAGCGTGAGTCACAGTACCCCAGTTACCGCCAGAAGCAGCAGCAAACTCAATTGCAGCCGAGTTGGTGGCAGTAGTTGGCGATGTGCCTGAAACGCTGATTGTTCCAGTTGCAACACGTGCGTATGCGTTACCAGTTACTTCAGTACCGCCACCAGTGTCTGATGGAGCTGCTGTAAACAAGCCAACATACCAAGCTGTTGGACGTGTTGCTGAGTTTGTTGTCAGCAGCCAGTTGAGAACTAGGTTCTCGGTGTAATCGCTAAAAGATGACATCTGTTATTCCTTATCCAAAAGTTCTTGCCCTTGCAACCAAAGCTCCACCAGATGTGGCGCCACGGTCATCAGCAACTTGCAAGTCTTCCATTGCTGACGTATACATCGTTGCCCATACTGAGATTCTCGCATCATCCTTTAGGTATGGCGCGGCTTGCAGCAAAGCACCGTACAAATAGACATCAGGAGCAGCAGTCAGCAACCAGTTCACAGTCACTGAATCTGACAACTTAGTCAACTTTGCGTAATACGTGAGTTCAGCCGTGTAGGATGAATCAGGCACTGGCACTGTACGAATCTGCGAGCCAACAATGCTGAAGAATCGTGGTTTGCTAGATGATGGATATTGAGCTTGCAGATTGTCAAGAGAGTCAATTGTCTCAAACTGCAAAGGAGTCACTGGATTCGTTTGCAGCTTGAGAGACTTAACTTCAAGAAAGTCTGCTGGAACAGTACCGTACTCAGTGTCCACAGTGGCTGTTGCGCGAACAATCATTTGACGTGTGCGCAACTTACGCTCAATCTGAGCTTCAGCCAATGAGATGAAGTCTGGGATTGCAGATGTGAGATCGGTACGGTTCAACCAATCGCCAACTGAGGACTTCAGCTCTGAGTAGGTAGAGAGTGCCATTAGGATGCCTTTTGTGCTTTATCCAAGTCACGCATCACCCAAGTGTGTTCGTGCCTGAATTCAAATGTCCCAATGTGTCCGATTTCCTTCGACACATCGTGGTCTATGTATATTTTAAAGCCAGCAGCACGTGCTTTGCGACAGAAGAAAACATCTTCGCCAATATAGCCACGCTTGTCTGTACGCCAAGGTGTTTCAAACCAAGGTTCTGACAATGACTCAAACACCTTGCGTGAAATCAGCATCACGCCCATGCCGATAGACTCGACTTCTTCCAAGCCTGTTGACTCTGGCATTGAATAGACAAGCTGGCCTTCCAAGCCGCGAGCTGTTGGTCCTGTTGGCATCCGACGACGAGCGCAGTTGGTAGCCACGATGTCTTTGTCATGCGCCAGCAAACGTCCAACCATGTCTTGTGGAAACGTCATGTCTGAGTCAATGAACAAAACGTGAGTGCAGTCCTCACGCATTGCTTCAAGGCACAGGTCTGCGCGTTGGTTCTGAATCAATGTGCCTTGATTGATTTTTAGGCAGATTGCGTCAGGTGTGTTCAGTGTGTGGTACGCCACCATATTGACCAGACAGAACGTGTAGTTCGAATGGACCATATCTCTTGCTGGTGTGCATACTGCGATGTATTTGATGGTTTCTTGTGTCATTTTTTATACTTGTCCTTCTTTCACGCGAAAGAATTTGTTGTCAGGGTCGTTGAGCCAACGCTTCATGTAGGCATCATCATTTAACTTGCCTTCAGCTTGCAGCTTGTAATAGATTGAAAGAGGAATACGAGCAACATGGTGGAACTCACCTTTCCAGCCGTTGTTCTCTGATTGAGTCAAATCCATCTTGTTCATCTCAATAATGGGATTCACATCTTGGATTGTTTCAATCGTTGCCTCATCCTTCTCTGCATCGTAATGCCAGACCTTCTTCAAGCCTGTGTATTCGTCATAGTCAAAGAGTCGTGATTCGTTCATATAAAAAAAGGGGCGAGTTTCCCCGCCCCTTTCCTTGGTTTGATTAAGAAGTAATCAAGTCAGCAGCCAAGCCCATTGCGTTCTCAGCCAACACTTTGTGACCCCACTCAACGATCAGCATACGCTTCTCAGCGTCACCTGTCTTGGCGAGTTCAACTTGTTGGTAAGGACGCAGAGTCGTCATCTTAGCCATGTCAGGGTCAATCACCCATGCGTCACGCTCGCGCTGGAAGCGGTTAGCGATAACTTGCACGTTGCCGAAGTCAGACACATAGATGTCAACAGCGCCAACCAAAGTCGCTGGCTTTGCGCCACCGTCAATGTTGAAACGGCTTGATGCGATACCAGAGAAGCCAGACACGCGCTGCTTGTTCACTGGACCAACCATCAACATCTTTGGTGTACCACCAGCAGACCACACCTTTTGGATGACGTTCTTCAAGATGGTTTCAGTGAAGGTACGCACGTTGCCGTCTGTACGAGCAGATGTTGGCAAAGTTGTGTAGTCAGGATTTGCACCGTTGGTTTGCATATCAACGTTGGTCTTCACGAAAGCGCCCAACGAAGCAGTACCGCGAGCAGTTGTGCTGTTACCAGCAGCAGCCACAGCGCCATTCAACAATGTGAATTCTTGGTCACGACGAAGTTCCATGCCCCGCTTGGCGATTTGGTAAGCCAGTTCAGATTTACGTCCTGCCTTGTTCACTGTTTCTTCAGTGGCAGACAACACGATAGTCTTACGGCTGATCTGAGCGTAGTTTTGCATACGCACAGTTGCTGTCACAGCGTCAAACGAAGTAACATCATCGCCTTCCAACTGCTTGTTAGCAGCAGCAGAAGCCAATGCGTCAGTCTGCCACTCGTACAACGAGTTGCTGACAGACTCACGACCAATGTTGCTCATGTAAGGAGTTTCTTCGGGCGAGATGTTGGTGATGACGTTGCTCAGGTCTTCACGGATGCCTTTGGCATCAAAGGTGGTAAAGGTGTTAGTTACGATAGCCATTTAAGTGCCTCATTTCAAAAGAAGTTCAATTGCTTTAGCCGCATCATCGACACGACCAGTTTTTGCAAGACGCTGTTTTGCGCGAGTACCTTCAGTTGTTGGAGAGACCCGACCAGCAGCACTAGGCTTTACTGGACGTGGACCGTTGTTGACTACGGGTTTGATGTCCTTACGCTTGGACACCATCTGGTCATACAACGCTGCTTTACGCAACGTGATGACAGCCCTGTGGTCAAAAACATTCTTGAGTTCGTCTTCAGAGTAACCAACCTTCTGTCCAAACTCGATCAACAAAGCCTTTTCAGCCTTTGCCTTCTTCTCGTCTTTCCATTCAGGAATGGCTTGGATGAGTGCTTGACTTTCTTTCGCAAGTGTCGCCTTCATCTCCTCTGACTGTTGTTGCGCAGTAAGCTGAGAAAGTCGCTGCTGTTCTGATTGAATAGCTGCTTGTCGCTCTTGCTTGTCACGCACTAACTCTCGCTGGCGTACCCATTCAATGGGGTCTTCTGCGTAAAGACGGTCCCAATCAATAGGCTGTTCACCAGCCGACTCAAGTTGCTGTTGCAACGCTCCCAACAATTGAGCGTACTGTTCACGCTCGGCACGAATAGCAGCAGCTTCAGCTTCAACCTGTTTACGGGTTTCAGCGATCTGTTGCGTCTTTCGTGTGTAGTCTTGGGTTCTGCTGTAACCTTGCTGAAGTTCGTCCAACGTCACTTCGATTTCCTTGCCATCAACTTTGACGGTGAAAACCTGTGGTTGTTCGTCTTCCTCAGTTTCATCAGAATCTTCTGACTGTTCATCTGTCGTTTCATCACCTGACTCGTCGTCTTGCACGTCAAGTTCTTCATCAACAGATGCCGCGTCATCCTCATCGGATGACAACTGCGCCTCATCTACTTCTTCGGCTTGTCCTTCTTCAGGGCCGAATAATTGAGCGAGTGCATTGGACGCTTCGTCCACTGACATTGGACCTGCGGGGATGCTCCCTGTGGGGTTGGCGTTTCCGTCTGACATTTCCAAATTCCTTTATACCAATGATTTCTGAGCGCGTTCGATCTGACGCTGTGCAATCTTGCCGTTGTCCATGATCTTGTTGATCTGGGTGCGGAATTGCTCAACGGCTTGAATCATGTGCCACGCGCTCTCTCTTTTCACGGTGTCCTCTGGCTTCGTGCTTTTCCAAAGCCAGACGGCATCGTTCTCCATTTGCAGCAGTGCTGCTGAAAAGGCCTCGTCTTGAATCAGACTCTCAGCCTTTTTGCCCTTACGGACGGTTTCTTGGTTATCGCTCACTTAGACCATTCCTTGTGGGTTGATGGGTTGCATATACGGCTCTTGCATCTGAGGCTGTGCTTGTTGCACTGCGTTCTGAACAATTGCCGATTGCTCTTTAACAATCTCTCGATTCACATTCTGCTCTGCCACGATTTGGGCAGTGCTGATCTGTGTGTTGTACTTTAACTCAAGTTCGTATTGTTTAAGTAGTCGATCTTGATTCATCTGATCTCTGCGGAAATCATCATCAAGCATCATTTGTTGACGCTTCAGCTCTAGTTCCGCTGCTTTCTTCTGAATGTCAGCTTGAATCGACTGTGCTTGCACTTGAGCCAAGATTTCCTCAGGGCTTGGCTTTGGCTCTGGTGCTTCTGGCGCTTTCCAATCGTCAGGCAAATCATTGATGAAGCTGGAGGCATCCTTAAAGCCAGACATCTCAACCATCTTGCGCAAAGTACGGACGTATTGCTGTGGTGTCACAACAGGGTTATCCAAGCCGTATTGACCAATGATTTCCTCTTGCTTTGCCGCAAATTGAGCCAAAGCAGCCAACTTCTCGTTGGTGTCGCCATTGCCCAAACCGATATTCACGGTCACATCCATTGATGTGTCCCAAGAGCGTGGGTCAATCTGCACCCACTCGTTGCGCAGACGAATCATTCGAGCTTTGTCTTGGTGTGTGACCGTCAAGAACAAAATCTTCTTGAACAGCGTCTTCATGCCTTCAGCCAGCAAACGTGATGTCAGCTCAATACGACCTTGGCTGGCGCTGATAGTGGCAGCAACAGCAGCGCGTGTGGACGACTGCAAAGCGTCAGCGTTCAAGCCCATAGCGGCTTTGCTCATGCCAGTACGGTCTTCCTTGATGCTGTCCACGTAGTCCAGCATTGGGAAGGCGGCTTGACCAACAAACGGCTGCGCGAATGTCTGCACCATGTTTGGCGCTCGCATACGGATGACAGCGCCTGTCTCGTTGTTCAGCACGTCATCCATGTTGACTTGGCCTTCAACCACGGCTGTGCGTGGGTGAATAGATTGAGCCAAAGAGTCCAGCGTGTTACGCAGAATCTCAGACTTGATCTCTTGGATGTCGTGGGTGATGTCAAAGATCGAACCAGCTTCCAGTGGCGATGTATGTGGCTCTGGGTCACATGGGAAGGCCACGAATGGAATGTAAGCTGAAGGCAAGTTACGCTTGACTTCGTAGCTTGGACCCATTGTGCAAATCTTGCGCAACTCAGGGATGCCGTCACCGTCAAAGTCAACACGGATGTAAATCTCGCAGTACAGGACGCGCTGCTCCATTGGGTTGGCGCTTTGTTCTGTGAACTGCTGGTTGTTCAAGGCATGACGAGCCAAGTTTTCTTCGTTGTCAGCCAAGTCAGAAGAACCAACGTATTCCATCACCTCGTCTTCATCGTAGCCAATTGAGATCAATTCAGCCACGGAAGCCATCTTGCGCCGACCAATGATGGGGGCGTTCTCAAAGTCCAATGCCTGACGTGAAAGCAGCAATTCCTCTGGGGCAACAGAACTCACACGGATATGACCAGACTTGACGATGCGCTTGATCTCAACATCGTGCAGCATGGCTGGCGGTGGAATGATCGGCATACCAGACACGGGGTCAACCTGTGTCGGCATCTGCATTGCGTCTTCATCTGGGTAAGACACAACAATCTTCATCTCAGCTTCTGGCTCATCCATCAGCATCTGCAAGGTTGCATCGTCAAGGCCAGAATATTGCTCAATACGGACTTCTTCGGTTTCTTCCCAGACGGCTTCCATGATGCCGCACTTACGTGCCAAAGCATCCTTAAAGGTGGCATAAGCCGTCATGAAGCCGTTGTTGTCGTTGCTGAACACGTAGTTCGCATAGTCGGTGGCTTGCTGTGCGTTCTTCACGTCCTCTGGACCACGTGGCACAAACTCAACGACATTCTCAGTGCTGAAGAAGACGCGCATCAAGGAAGGCATCATTGCTGAGATGGTGTCGCGTGTCTCCATAGCCACAACTTGTGAACGACCTTCTTCTTCGTTGCCGAAGGGGTCGCCACGGTAGTAGCGTGTAGCCATCGCACGAATAGGCGACAAGTCTGAGTCGATGTAATCAACAGCGTCTTTGATCTCTTGACCGACCATTGCTTCCAAGTCGGTGTCATCCATCTGCTGGTGTTCTGCTTCTTCCTCTTTGACTTCTTCAGGGTCTTTCGACTCCATCAAGTCTTCAATCTGCTCTTTGGCTTTATTGAGCAAAGCACTTGTAGTCTCGGACTCAAACTCGTATGGAACTTTCATTTCTTGCCCTTTTGCAATATGACGTACATGGAGTCCACCGCCCGTGGAGTCCTCAAAATCTCATCTTGTGGCAATTTTAGACTTTCCCCGACCTTTGAGAGCGTGAACTCCAGATGCTTCAAATGGAAACGGTCTTCCCAACCCAAGTACCAATGCCAATCTGTGTAGTACAGCCACGACTTCTCGTTGAACGCTCGGACGTGGGTTGGGTCTTGCCAAGCACCATACGACAAGTCGTAAGGCACATGAATACGCATCTCGCCACCATCCTTCAGCAAGTCCTTGCAGTTGGTCATAGTCTTGACCAAATCAGGCACGTGTTCCAACACATCGTTTGCCAAGATCACGTCAAACATTTGATGTTTGACTCTGAAATCGCCTTTGCGAGTAACCAACAAAGAACCCCAATGAACGTCTTGGATGTCTAGACACCAATCAGATTTGATTCGGCGCTGGATGTCTGCGTTGATGCAGTCCTCACGCCAATCCTTGCCAGAGCCTAAATTAAGAACCAAAGAATTGTTCGACATACTGTGGACGGTTTTCCTGAATCCAAGGCAGAGCCTCAAGGACTAATTTTTGAGCGTTAAGGCCAACTGTCTGGCTACCAACGTGGTGAACATAAGAAGTGGACACGTAATGCGAGTACCCATTGGCAGACATATCCAAGCAGGACACATCATCCGAGTACCAGTTCAACGGACCAAAGCGCCCGTGGTTCCAAGCATCACGCGAGACATAAGCAAAGATAGGACTGACGACATCAGTTGGGAAGATGTAGTTCTCAGCGTGGAACTTCATCATGTCTATTTTTTCGTTTTCCCGATTGAACCTGATGTTCTGCACAGCGCGAGAAGCATCGCAACGAGCAGCAACCCACCCAACCGAAGGCTCCAGCTCGCGTATCGTAGAAACGTCTTCAAGTAATCTGGCATAGCTGGTGGGGGTTAAAACAACATCGTCATTGCAGACGATGCAAGCTGTGTGGTACTTCAAGGCATCGTCAATGATGTCGTTGTAGTCCTCACCGAAGTTACGTGCCTCACCAACCATGATGCGGACATTTGCCAGATTTTCCAGCTTGCCAATCACGGACTCAGGGCCGCGAAGGTAGACAAACGCTTCTGGCGCGTATTGCTTGATGGATTCAAGCAGTACAGGCAACCCCTTGCCGTGTACTGTGGAGATGCAAATTGGAATCACTTTTTCGCCATGTTCTTTGCTGTACGTTGACCGCGCATAGGCATTGACTTGCCAGCAGAACTCAAGGCAATAGCAATGGCTTGCTTCGGGTTCTTCACAACCTTGCCGCCTTTGCCTGAGTGCAAAGTCTTGTCCTTGTACTCGCCCATGATCTTGCCAATCTTCTTGGCTGCATCGGAAATCTTCATAGCCTACCCCTTCAAAGTTAATGGAATGAACTGATTATGCAACCCGCGACAGGTTGCGGCGCAGCGGCTTTGACCACTGTTGCGCAGTGTTCGCACCGAACATACCGACAGCAGCGTCTGAGGCAAACGTCAAGACAAACGAGTCAGCCTTGTCTGGTGACTTCAGACCGCGCTTACGGATGTCATCCTTCGATTCAATCTGAATCTTGCCGTTGGACGTGAAGAAGTAGCGAACCGTAGCCAACTCCGCTACAAGCTCCTCATCCAAAGGAATACGACAGTCACGCGCTTCGAACCACGCTTTGCACTTGTACCAAAGCTCGGCGCGTAGGTTGCGATAAGTCTGTCCCATTGCTGGACTCTCGGACACGTTGATGCCGCGAACAGGCAAACCCAACTCACGCAGTCGGTCAACCACGCCAGCGCCAAGACCAATCGAGTCAACCAGAATCTCATGGGGGCGTACAGATGACGGCAGGGCTTCCCATTCGGCAACCACTGCACCCGTCAGTTGCATCAAATCCAAGTTCTTCCAAACCTTGATCGGTTCAATTAGAGCGTTGCCCTGACGCTTGGCAAGGGTGGAGCGGTCGCCACCAAAACGTGCAACGTCCAAACCCCATATCAGCTTGGCGTGTTGCGAAGTCTCAACATCACGGTGTTTAGCCAGTTCCAGCAGCTCCATTGGGATGATGGTGTCGTCATCCGAACGTGGAAATTCGCCAAGGACGCGAATACGATAAGCGTTGGATTCCTCGCCATACCGAGCCTTCATCTCCTCGACATAGGCTTCACTGACCCGTGGAGAGTCAACGCAGGAAACCTTCATGGTTACCCAATCGCTGGCTAGACGGTTGTGGGTGTCGTAGAAGAAGCCAGACGAACGTACTGGGTTTCCTAACAGTAGAGTCACAGCGTTGTGACCAGACATAGAACCAGCCGCAGCCTCGAACACCTGTTCAGGAATACCAGACGCTTCGTCAGCAATCAACATCACGTTGTCCGAGTGGACACCTTGCAAGGCTTCAGGCTGTTCGGCGCGGGATGTACGCGCTGACACGAAGGCTTCGGTTGCGGCTTCTTTCACCTCAATACGGTCTTGCTTGACTTCAAGCATATCCCGAAGTGTCGGTGGTAACTCCTTGACCCAACGCTTCAATTCCGCGAACAACGCGTCATACAACTGGCTGGACGTGGGGGCTGTCACCACGACCTTGACTGGGTAACGCAAAAGCAAATACCAGATGATTGCCCACGAAGCACCAGTTGACTTGCCTACACCGTGGCCTGATCGAACAGAGATTCGGCGCTCACCTTTGGCGATGTGGTTGAGCATAGTCTCTTGCCAAGTGTCAGGGGTGGTGTTCAAGACCTCCTTGACGAACAACACAGGGTTGTTTCGGTATCTGGCTGTGAAGGCCACGAACGGATTGTTGGCAATCTTCTCGTCCAGCTTTTTGGCCGCGTTGTCCACCAGCTCCTGTGTATCAGGGTGGAGTTTCTTGGTTTCTTTTGGTGTTGATTCTTTCGTCATGTTGGCATTGTGCCATCAAAGAATGTAATGGGTTGTTGGTGGTCCTGTTCATTTTTGAGCGCGGGCTCCGACAGGACAGCGGAGATAGAACAATATTCGTCACCAACACGGCTGAGGACTTGTGGGTATTCCTGTTTAGGCAGACCAGTGGAATGTATCTGCTTGGGCATCCCTGACTAGCAATTCCTCATGCGTCTTGATGTAGTGGTCAAGTGTATCAGAGTTTGGATAATAATTTTTTTTATGGATGGCGTGGGGGCTTGGGTGGTGGGGGTTGTTATCTTTTGCTGAAAATATTAAATTTTTTTTTGGATGCGTGTGGAGTTGCCAATGTACAGCCACCCCGCCGACACGCCCCCACGGGGGGCTAGGAGCGTGTCGGGCTGGCACGATTGCTGCATGGATTGACGAAGTGAATACTAAAGCGTGTACGTACTTTATACAATGTCCATTATGTAAAGTTATTTCAGCGTTATCCACAGCTCATACACGCAATCCGTTGCATCGCTACAACAAAGCATATGAACTGTGGACAACTTGAACAACTTAGCTCAGTTTGTCTGTGGGTAACTCAGCCTCGATCACCTCGCCATGTCGCAGCGCATCGAGCCGCAAGTTAGCCAGATTGACCGTAACGCTTGGCATCTTGTTCTGCGCATACGCTGCTGGATTCCAGCGTTCAGCCACCCATTGGCGCGTTTGGACGCGTAAACGAGCCTTGTTGACCTCCTCAATGTCGGTTTCGTCAGCGATCTCGATGGTCTGCGCCACCAAGTGATCGGCAGCCCTCGCGCGTACGCGTGAGAGGAAACCCTCTTGTTCTGGCAGGTCAAGCCACGAAGTTAGTGCTCGCTTACTTACGCCAAGTTGAACGCAAATGCGGGTTTCAGACATCCCTGCCTCAAACATCGTTGCCAACTGTTCCTTCGGCAACGTATCGAGCAACGCCAAGTCGTGATGCTTCTTTTTATTACCAGCCATTTAAACCTCCTAGAATCAATTATTACCATTCATGGCTACCTAGCCATTAACCACACATTTAAATCGCTTTAAAGCGCCTTCTGCTTCGTTTTAGAGCCATACACAGACGTGTCGAACACCTTAGCCATACGAGAGCCGTCTAAAACGCCATCATCCGACGGCATATCCTCCAAGCCAGTAGCTCCACCATCAGGGAATTTGTTGGCTGGCTTGTCCAATCTGACCATCTGAGCTTGTGGATGTAGACGCTTCAAAGCCATAGTTTCCTTGACCACCTCAGCGTTCATCACCAGCTCAAGCTCCTCCATGCACCAGATGTGTCTACGCTCATCGTGACCCATGAACTGGTCAAAGTGCAGCGCATCCTCGTAAGTCTCAACCACAACCATGATTGAGCCATCCTTCATCTCGTACTGGCAATGCTTCACCTCGGGCATCTGTCTAACGCCAGTTGTAACAGCCCACTGCTCCAACGCTGCATAAGCCTTCTTCATGCCTTCCACTGCTTTTGTGAGCCTGACTTCGTCCCTCATCTTCTGTGCAGCGTAGATTCTTTCCGATTGCATCCAGAACTTTGTGCGGAACTCCTCATCCACCAAACCAATCAGTCTGCTGATACCCCACTTCTTTTCGTGCGTTTGTTGAACGTTAAGAAGTTCAATCAACTTACTTCGCATGAACAGATCAAACGGGTCTGCTGGAATACTTGGTTGCTCAACCTTCTTTTTTATCTGCCTTGTTGCCACAAATCTCTCCTTACACTTTTCTTACAAATCTATCCCAAATCGACTGCGACAAAAGGACATATGGTGTGTGTCTTATAGACCCACACACCATTTGTCCTACCAAATTGTCGGGACAAATGGCTTTCCCATTTGTCTCCCATTTGTCCCCATTTGTCCATTTGTCCTACCTGTTTTCCCATGCTCATTTACTGAATGAAATCACAGTGCCTGAACCATCGTGTTCTGCATAAATTGCCCAACACCAATCGTTGTGAATCTCAACTTTTTCAAGGTCAACGAGTCCAGACTTAACCCTCGCCCATGCTTTATTGAAGGTTGATGGCTCCACATCGCTGCCCATCTTTGCCTTGAACTCATCTCTCCATTGGTCGAGCTTGATGGCTTTATTGCGTTTTCCATCAATGTTTTCCATCATTCCAAACTTCTTAATGGCTGAATGTAGGCAGTTCAAGGCAAGGCTTTGGTTGCGTCCACCGCCAGTTCTGTCTGGTGGTGCTGATGGCTCTTTCCTGCCTTGGTTCACGTTCATCTCGTTGTCCACTTCCACTGCCAGAGATGACACATTGTCAAACCCAAAAAGTGTTGTGGATAACTCCACCGTAATCATCTGGAAACCATACCTTTGACCGTCCTCACCATCCTTCTGTTTGCTGATGTGCAGGATGCCTTTAGGTGCGTCCTCGATACGGATGATCTCCAGTTCCGTGTCTACTGCACCTAATAGACTGCTGTGACCACGCAATCCTTTGGTGGCATCCTTACCAGCGTGGTGGACGACTAGCAGTGCGCAGTTGTACCGTCCTTGGATTGCGCCAGCCGCTGTAATGAACGCTCCCATGTCCTCGCTTGCGTTCTCATTGCCACCGCCGAAGGCTCTGGCTAGCGTATCAATGACCACGAGTTCAAACTGGATGTCGTGCGTTGCTTGGATGTCATCCACGGCTTGGATTAGGTCTTGGATGTCGGTTGCGCTTGATCTCAGGTTGATCTGTTTTCTCAGGAAGAACACTGGCGCACCCGCTGGTGTGTTGTGATGCTTCTTCATGGCCTTGATACGCGCACCGATACCACCGTGACCTTCCCCTGCAATGTACAAAACTGCACCTTGATGCTTGACTTCTTTAGTCAAGAATTCCCTGCCTGTTGCAATGCACTCAGCAATATCCAATGCCACGAATGACTTGAAGCTCGCTGGTGGCGCGTACAAGGCGACAAACGCTTTCTTAGGGATGACACCTTCGATCAACCATTCCACAGGCTCGTCATCAATGTCATCCAACTGCTCAATCTTGAAGGGTTGTCTGAGTGTTTGGATGGTTGCTGGCTGAGTTACCGAGGATTCCTCGGTAACTGTTGCTTTTTCCTCTGCCTCGCTGAACCGTTCAGGAATCGTTACGTCATCCTCTGATGTGATCTTGTCCGTGTTCTTGGTCAGCGCAGCCAAGTCCTGCTTGTCATAGCCGTACCTATTCACGTATTCATACGCATCTTCCTTGATGTCGTCCAGCGGTAGGTCAACGACTCGGATTGAGTTGGTGACGTTCTTCAAGGCCTTGACTGCTTTCTTCGCGTACTCCCAACCCACCTTGTCGTTGTCTGGCAGGATGACTACGTTCAAACCAGCGAAATACTGGATTGCGTCTTCAGGGAAGCTGCTGGCTCCTTGATGCGTACACGTTGCCACCACACCGATTGTCTTCAGAGCATCCGCAGCCTTCTCGCCTTCCGTTAGGAATACTGTGCGGTTGTTTTGTCTGGCTTGCTCTATCTCTGGCAAGTTGTACGGGACGATCTTTGCTCCAGTGATAGACATATGACGCTTGCCATGCTCATCCACCCTGATCTGTTTGTACGTCTTGCCCTTTGCGTCTTGAGTCTTGTAACGCTGCTTAATGAACAGCGTCACACCATCCTCATCCGTGTAATGCCACTCATGCTCCAGAGTTGGTGCTTCAAACGGTTTGATGCTGGCTAACAGTTCAGCGCGTGGCTCTAAGTCTGGCAAGAGTCCGTAGTCCTTAACGGCATTGAACACATCATGCTGCTCACACCCACCGTGGCACTTGAACAACGGTTTACCGTCAGCACCGTCAGTGATTGAAAGGCTTGGATTCCTGTCACCGTTTCCTTGCCCATGAGTTGGCAATGGGCAACTCGCCAGCCAACTTCCGTTGACCTTCTTCGCGTTGCCTAGCGCCTTTGCTATTTGTTCGGCTTGCATTGTGTTTATTTTCCAGAATCGTTGTCAATCGTCCAGCCATGAATTCCAAGTATTTTTAAGACTTGCTCATCTGTCTTGCCGCTTGATTCAATCAATCGTGCAACTATTTCAGATAAGGCTCTTACTTGCTGCTCAAGCTGTTCAAGCTGACCACCATCAGGCTCATTCATCACATAACGCATTAGCCCTTCTGAACTTGCGTTTGACCAGACTTTGGTTCCCCATGTTTCAATAAGATTCATCGTCATATCCTTCTTCTTCTAGTGTTTCAATACGTTGCTCCAATTCATAGACCCTTTGAGCCAATGCAATTACGAGCAACTCCAAAAATTCTTCGTTTAGTATTTTCATAGAGACAAAAAAACGGGACCGCCGTTAAGCAGCCCCGTCTTTTCTTTCACGTCAATATGACATTGCTTGTTGAATATCGCGGATGCGCATCTTCAACAATGGAGCCATAGTTTCTTTTGAAGAATTCAAACGTGCAATCTCTGATTCGTGGTAACGAATCTTTGCATCAATGTTTTCTTCAACAGTTGGATTGCGATCAATTTCATTCGCATAAGCAAGTTTTGCTTGTGATTCCATAGGATAGCTACGATCAATCATTTGATTCTCCTTAGAACATCTCGTCTTCTTCAACAGCTTGCGCTGCTGCTGACTTCGGTGCTGGCGCTGCTTGTGCAACAGTGCCTGATGCCGTGAACTGCTGTTCGCCGTCATCCTGCGCTTGCACAGAGTCCATGCCAGCAGGACGCTCAATCCAGCTCACGATGTTGAAGGCTGGTACACGGGTTGTGCCTTTACCAATCTTCTCCAACTTCGCGCCTGTGTACTCAATCACGGGCAGCTTGCCAGCGTTAGCTGCGCGTTGAGCTGACACTGCGTTGTAGAGTGCTTCGAGTCCCATGTTAGGACCGACACCGTTAGATGACCACTCGACTAAGCCCATCTCTTTGTTGTAGAACTTAACCAAGAAGCCGCGCTTATGGTCTGGTGAAGGCTGCTTACCCTTCTGACCCAAGGCTGCATCAGGCAACCATTCGCGCTGACCAGTAACGAGCAACAGCCAACCTGTTTGCACGTTGTCGCAATCAAACACGACCTTCTTGAGTTGGATTTCGCCTTCGCTGTTTGTCCATGCGTTAGCTTGTGGAGAGAAGCGGATGTAGTTGCCACCGCCAGATGATGAGGAGAGATTAAGCATTTGCTTTTTGCCTTTCAGAGTTATGAGTCAAACGACTCGGGGGTTTGGATTATTGCGCAAGTCCGACAGCTCTCGCAAGTGTCAGACCCGAAGATTCTTTTTTGGTGATGTCATCTAGCAACGCTTTGTTGTCTTTGGACAACAACTTACTTGCTTCTGACGGGCTAATCATGGATTGCACATAGATTTGCTGCGTTGTCAGCCCTGCTTGCAGTAAGACTGCGTAAGCCTTTTCCTCGTCAGCCCACTTGCGCAGTGCGCGTTTGGGTTGCATCTGCCAGCCACGGACAATTGCGCCGCCTTCAATACGCTCTGTGGCGTACTTGCGCAGAGCTTTGATGTAGTCCTCGACAGCATCAACCTTTGCAAGCATTGCTGCCAGCTCGTCTTCTGTCATTGTGTGCATTGCTGGCTGCGCTGCCACTTCGTTGAATGTCTCAACGTGCGCAGGGCAAGTTGCTTTGGCTGGACACCACTGACACGCCTTCTCTGATGGCGTTGGTGTTGTTGTGCCTTCAGCGATTGCCACCAATGCTGGTGTCAGGTTCTCCAACGCCCACTGATTCAATTCCTTGAAGGTCAACTTGTGAGTGCGTGGCTCGCCGTGATGCGGCTGGATGATTGCTAACTCGATGTTGCGGAACTCTGCCTTGAGTGAGCGCATCGCGCCGATTGCGTACAGCTTCATCTGGTCAGAGTCTGCGTCCACATAACCACGACCTGTCTTCAAGTCTGCAATGACCAGCGTGTCCTTCTCATCTGAGTAGGCCATCACGTCAGCAGTACCACCAAGCTCAACCTTGTCTGACTCGTAGATGGTGACGTACTGTTCAACCTTTAACGTGCCGAGACGCAGCTCTAAATCACGGATGTGGTTGACGTGTTGCTGCGCAAAGTCTGCATTGACTGACGTGATGGTGATGCCTTCAACTTCCTTGCCGATGAAGTCTGTTGGCGACACGCCTGTCAAGATGCAAGTCTCAGCAACAGCGTGAATCGCTGTGCCGATCTGCGCTGCTTCTCCTGCTGGTGTGTTCGGTATGCCTTCGCACAGCTTCACAGATGCAGGGCAGTTAATCCAGCGTGATGCTGCTGATGGTCTTAGTTTGATTTTCATGGTTTCACTTTCTGTTGTATGAATTTTTTTCTTGCTCAAGCTCTTGGCTGAACAGCATATAGATTGCTGCTCGTATCTCCTGCGGCACTGCCCAACCGCATACGTCAGGGTTCAACATATCTTGCAAGATGTTGTTGCGAGCTGTGAGCTGCGCTTGTGTCTTCATCAGCTCCGAGCCAAGCCACACAATGTGTTCGCGCATCACTTCGGTTTCTGTTTTGTTTTCGTTCATGCTTCACCTCTTGCTCGGATTGCTGCGCGATATTTTTCAACGCCATCACGATAAGATTTATATTCAGCCATCGTTGCAAACATTGCAGGCGATTTTGCTAAGTCATACTCTATCGACTCACACGCCTCACGCTCATTTAAAATTGCAGCGCGTGTTTCTGCGGCTGTAACTATTTGAAAGCGCTCTCTTAACGCCTCACGCTCTTTAGCTGCTACCAGTTTGGCAAAGATTTCATCACGAACCTGATGCCAATTCGGGTGGTACTCACCTTTCATGTTCAGCACGTTGTCCGCTTCTGCATCAGCTTTGTCAGCCATCTCAATGATTTCGTCTTGTGTCATAACTTGCTCCCGTAATAAGCCATCATGGTTGCGTCAGCTCTGCCACTGTCTTTTACACGAGCAAACTGCTGTTGGTGATCTGGATGCAACTCCATGCAGCGGTGACGGATTGCGTCCTTACCTTTACCGCATTGCGTTGCCTTCATCCACGCCTGTGGTGTGACGAATGTGATTGGCACTGACAGCGCAGACAGTGCGCCTTCAATCAGGCCAGCAGCACGACCAAACGCAAACATTGATGTCACGCCTTGGTTTGGCATTGCGCCGACCTTCTCCACGATGGCGTGAGTTGGGTTCAATTCCTTGATGGCAGCAGCCACACCTTGCGCAGAGATATGGTTCTTCTTCTTGCCACCACGAATGACCTCAACGCAAGGCATATCAATGACGCGATCAAACTTGCCATTGACGTACAGCGAGAAAGCGCCTTGAGCGCCAATGTCAACACCAATGACGCGAATCATTGTGGTTCTTTCGTAAGTTCGCTGATGCGAGTTGCAATTAGGCGATCAAGCGCAGCTTTGAGCTTGTCCACGGATGACACCAGTGGAACTGTCTTGCCTGAAATCCAGCGAGAGACTTGGGCTTGGTCTAGACCAGCTTCACGGCTGACTTCAGCCATGTTGAAGCCAGCAGCCGCAGCTCGTTGCTTGATGTCTGTGATGTATGTAGATGTGTTCATGTGCAGTATGTTAACATGAACTTGACTATGTAATCACATAGACAAAAAGATGGGTGACAGCGAACCGCCACCCATTGAAAGGCAACTGCGCAGAGGAGAGCCGCGCAGCATAGGCTGGAGAAACCGACCAGCCGACTAGGATTTTAGGGATTTGTTGCAAAAAAAGCACATCCAATAAAAATAGTTGTTGACATGGTAGTCAAGCGTGATATGATTAAGTCCTCAACAGAGCAAACAGGAGAAAACAAGATGCAAGTAATCAATGCCCACCACGCAGCAGAAATCATCCAAGGTCGTTTCCGTTTTGATGATGATGACAATGTGATTGATTGCCCTGATCGTTACATGAGCGACATCCTTGGCTCTGATTGGGCTTCTGGCAAAAACTTTGATAACTACACACCTCTTGATGTGTTCTACCGCGCTGTTAAAGAACAAGCCACACGCAAGTACGGCCCACTCCCATTCTGATTATCAACAACCACTAAGGATTGAAACCATGAAACTCAACGACACAACACGCACATACCCTCGCACTATGCAGGAAGCCTACCCAAACACTGTTGACGCGATTGCATCACGCCAGCGTTGGGAATGGATGGAAGGCCATCAGTCTGACGAAGCAGCTCAAGCAGAGTTCTGGGTTTACATTGCCTGTGCCTTTGCTGCTGGTTTCTTGGTTTGCCATCTGTTTGCCTAATGCTTTTTGAGGAAGAACAATTTATGTCCGAGCAACTACAAAACGACATTGACGACATCGTGACCGACTTCATTCGCCGCTCTGGTGGCAAGGTTGGCGTGATTCGTCCTGATGAATTAGCCACCATGATTCGTGAAGCAGCCAGCCGTGGCGCAATGTGCGGATGGCTTGGTGGTGTTAAGCAGGAGCGTGAACACTCACGCGCCACTAAAAGTAAGGAGCAGAAGCTGTGACTGAATTAAATGTATTGGCATTGGCTGTTTTTATGCGTGGTGTTGCTGCTTGTTTGGCTGTTGTAGCTGCTGCATATCTTGCGTATGAAGGAAAAGAAGGATGGGGTTGGATGATATTTCTAGCAATATGTCTTGGTTCGTATTCATACAAATACAAAAATGATTGAAAGCAATAAATGAGAAACAGAATTGAAGCCCTAATGATTGCCCGTGAGCTGGAGTCATACCAAGCAGTTGGCACATCAAAGATTTCATCCTTGATTTGTGGCCTAGTCAAAGACTTGGAAGTCGCAGAACAAGAACTCGATTCATTGCGTGAGCGAGTTAAGCAGCTTGAGCTTGACCTGATGGAGCAGCAGCAGTGAGCAAACCACGCAAGAAGTACAAACCCAAAGGCGTTCGCCTTGACGCTGTTCAATGGGTCATCAATGGCTTCAGGAATATCAGCGAAACAGGTGATGCTGTGCTGCACTTGAAGATCAAGAACCATGAGTCATTGGAGTGTCTGCGCAAGGGTGAAGCCACGCGAATTGACATTGACACCATCATCAGCGCGTTCAACATTGCAGAAGCTCTGGCACGTATGCAGATTGGAGATGACTACGCCAAGGAGATCAAGGCTGGTCAGGATGCTTTGCTTGACGTTGCCAAACGTGGCGTTGGACGTGATGACAAGTTCATCTTGAAGGCTGCTGAGTTGTCTGCCATCAACTTGGTCATGGAAATCCATGACGCGCAGCTAGAGATTACAACCATTGGCGAGCTTGAGAAGGCAATGGATATTGTCACCAAGGAAATCAAAGCGCGTAAGGCGCGTTCAGTATTGGAGAAGTAAATGGATGAAGATTACGAAGACGAAATTTGCTCATGGTGCAGTGGGTCTGGTGAAGGAATGTATGACGGCTCAACTTGCCAGAAGTGCAAAGGCTCTGGAGTTGAGCCAGTAGAGAAAGATGAGGATGATTGTTATGACATCGACTAACTGGCCTTTTAACTTTCCACCAGTGCCGTGGACAAAAGCACAAGAACAAGCGTACCAACAAGCGCAACGCGCACAACTGCCAGAGGCGCCACTATGACAAATTCACTTAAATCATGCCCATTTTGCGGATGTGAAGCAAAACAAGAAATTGAAAGCTGGACAAATCCAAATGGCTCTGAATGGG